GGGGGGTGAAAAAGGGCCGCCGGGCCGTAAGCGGGGCTGTGGGGTAGTTACGGTAAAAAAATCTATCTGCTTTCTATCCGAAAAAATTTATCCTCTGAATTTAAAGATAAAACAGTATCTTTTACCAAATCGGGATAATCTTTGATTTTATCATCAATGATCGGGGTGATAAGTTGCCCATTTTGTTGGTTGGCAAGGTCGAACAATACGGTAATATTCTGAATATCGACAACTTCAATTTTATCTTGGGTGGCAAAAAACGGTCTTTTGAGTTTCATTTCATTACAGAAAGCCATATAGGCCAAGTCAAAGGCCATTACTACCGCCTGCTTTTCGCCCGTGCCGGGGTTGTGGTTCAGTTCATTGATTTGAAACTTATAAATGCCATCGATTATGCTATATGACAAAAAGTATTTTTTGCCCGTCAATTTTTCCGTATTTTTGGAAAAATAACTGTTAAATACTTTTAGATTCTTCTTGAGCAGCTCCGTTACTGTGCTCATTTCTTCCACAATGCTATCGTATTTTTTCTTCAGTTTTTCCGATTCTCCGATGTAGTGGTTCAATTCTTCCAACAATGCATCCGCCTCGCCCTTTTCTTGGGATTTGGCGGCAATCCGATCGTTGAGCTTAGTGTATTCGCGCAATGAGCCGCTTTGTCCCAATTTGACAAGAAGCCGGTTATATTCGTCTGCCAAATCGGAACGCTGGTTTTCCAATTCGGAAATACAGGCATTGCTTTGCCGAATGCTTTTTTTCAGGAAAGCGATTTCATTTTCCAGCATGGTATTGTGAAAATGAATCACCTCATCAAAAGTTCTGGCTAATTTTTCATTGTAATAATCGGCTTCTTCATAGAGGTATTTCAGAGTGCTTCCGTTTGCGGATACGGCGTCATGTTCGAGTCGTGAGATTCTTTCGGCGGCTCCGTTCCGTTTCAAACGCTGCTCCGCCAGCAATTTTTCGTTTTGGTTTAGCTGAATTTGAATATTCTCTAATTGAGCCGCTTCTTCATCATATTTGTCGGAAATATTAAAGGCATCACGCAGGGATTCCAAATCATGGAGCTCGCTTTCAATCAAGCTGATTTTCTGCTCCAAGGAACTGACACTGTTGCGTCTCTCCAATACAGAACGAGCGGTCTCTATGCGTTGCAGCTGTTTCTCTACTTCGGATTTTTCAGTCAGCAGTTGCGCTTGATTAAAACCGAATAAAAATAAATGGATTTTTTCATATTCAACATTTTTGCAGAAATTTCCATTGAAATATAATATTTTCTCAAGTTGATTATCGCGTTGGCGGATGAATTTACCAAGCAATTCGCGCAAAGTCGGCTTTGCCTCGGCAAAACCAAACAGAAGTTCTTTCAGCTTTAAATCAAACTCTTTCTTTGTGCATTTTTCGCCGTTAATATAATTGGTGATTCTATTTCTAGCGGCTGTCAGGTCGAGATGTCTCTCAATAATGATTTCATCAGTGGAATCAAACCGGTTCGATAGCGTCAGTTTGAATGTAGGCTTTTCCTTTTTCAGAAAGCCGACAACTGTGCTGTTTTCTTTTTTAAACTCCGAATCTGTGTAAATGGCTGTTGCATCTTTGCCGCCAAGACAAAAATCAAGGCAGCGGATCAGGGTGGTTTTACCAAGGCTGTTGGATGATTGGCCGTTACCTTCCCCGCATTCGCCCAGAATGATGTTCATCCCTTTTTTAAAGGTTACTTCACGGATAAGGCGGCCTGATTCGCTGGTTAGTGTAAATTTTTTTAGAAACATTTTTGCAGTCTGCCGTCATCAGATAGGGAAATCAATCCGGCCATAAAGAGCCAGTCCAGGGTAAGCAGAAATTGCGGAAAACTAACTGACAAATCTTCTCCGTATGCCTCAAAAAATTCGGCGGCATAAAAAGGCCCGGCGGTTTCGCGGAGCTTTTCTATTAGGCAAGCCCCTATGACATAGAGGCTTTTTTTCGGTTGGGTTCTATTTAGGAGCAGCATAATCGGGCGGTGGTTTATCGAAAATTTTGCATTCTGCAAATACATAGAATACCACAAAATCCACTGCCGATTTTTCTTCCAATGTGAGTTTCGCATGATCGGCGTTTAATTCGCTAATCAGTTGGGAATGGATATACCCGATGATTTCGTCGGGTGTTTCTACCTTGCGAAGAGCTTCCCGGTACAGTGAGCAGACATGTCCGATAATGCTTTTTTCACAGGACGGATCAATTGTCGAAAGGGTGATAATTTGAGCTCTAATCAGATCATAGCCTTCCTGATACTGATCATAAGGCTGAAAATATGTTACCTGATTAAAATCTATTTTTTCTTCAATTGAATACGTTTTATTGTCAGGTGGGGAGAATTGGGATTGATCGACGGCGATACGGTATATCCCGCTCAAAACTTTCTCTATTGCCGATGGAATATGAGGGTCAAGAGGCGGGGGATAGTTATGGTTGACAATATCCCTGCCTGCCTGTTGGTTATGATTGCCTTCTATACCTTGCTGCTGTCCGTTACACATTATGGTTTGTCCTTGTTGTTGACAATATCCCTGCCTGCCTGTTGGTTGTTATTGCCGTTAATGGTTTGCTGCTGATGGCTATTGTTGTTTCCATTATTGTTTTTCTTGAAAAAAGACCAAATAGTCAAAACAGAAGCAATAAATCCAACCAATAAAACATAAGGGTTGCTTACAAAATTTATTATTGATTCTTTAATTTCCATTAAATCGTCCTTTAAATCTACTTTGATTAATTGATATTTCCGCACCGCTACTGCGCCAGCTTCAGGGAAATCACGCCGTAGTAGCGGCCGATGATGCGGAAGCGGTCGTTTTCGTCGATGGGGAAGGCTTGGTAGTGGGGGTTGTCTGAGAGGGCGAGGAGGCCGGCGGGGGTTTTTTGCAGGCGTTTGGTGTAGAGGCCTCCGGCGTAGGCGAAGAAGTAGATGCCGTCGCCTGCGAAGGTGTCGGCTTTGGTGTCGATAAGGACGGCGGATGTTTCGGGGATGGTGGGCTCCATGCTGTCGCCGCGCGTGCCGACGATTTTGAGGCCGGAGGTGTCGCGGCCGGAGAAGAGGCGGCGCACGGCGTCGAGGGGAAATTCCACGCTGCTGATGGGGGACGGCCAGTCGTCGGCTTCGATGCCGCCGCCGCACGCGCCCGCCATGTCGAGATGGTCTATGCGGATGGTTTCGGTGTCTTCGGGAGGGAGCGGCAGGGTTTCTCCGTGATTCATATCCATCCAGCCCTCCGCCTTGTTCATGGCTGACTCTAATTTTCTCGCCATTGCCCCGCCTATGTTTTTCGGCTTCCCGTTTTGTATCGCTGTCTGATTGATGATTTGATACAGATAGCTAGGTTGGGCATATCCCGCACGTTTTGCCAATTCGGCAACGCTTCCGGCTTCCTCTACTAAATTTTTCATATTCTGCAAACGGATTTCTGCAAGAAAATTCATGTTTCAACTCCTATTGTTATCGACGAGATAACAATATAGCCAAAAATTCTCTGTTCACAAAGTTGCCAAAAGATAACATAATAGATACAATGCAATTATCTAACAGATAATTAAGCGTTTGTATGAATCTGAACTCTTATCTAAACAGCAAGCCTCGGGGCGAGATGACGCGCCTTGCTGCTGCAATCAATGAAAAATTATCGAATTTATCCAGTATGAGACACGGAAAGAAGACTGTGCCTCCGTACAAGTGCCGCCGAATTGTCGAAGCTACAAACGGGGAAGTTACACTTAAAGACCTTCGCCCGGACGACTGGCACGAGATTTGGCCTGAGTTGAAGGAGGATTGAGATGGAGATTGTGCTGGTGAAGTGGGAGGACGCTTTCGGTTGTCCCGAAGGCTGGCAGATGCTGGACGAGGTGGAGCGGGAAACCAGCCTTGTGCAGTCGGTCGGCTTTGTCGCGGCGGAAACGGAAACGACGCTGACGATTGTGCCGCATGTCGGCGGCCTGAACCGCGAAACGCAGCAGGCCGCCGGTGCAATCACGCTGCCGAAGCGGCAGATTATTTCGATTTTTTCTTGTCCGGTGCCTGAGTCAGAACGGAACCGGCAAGGCTCTTAGCGGCTTTGGTCGCGCTTTTCTGGCTTAAGACTCTGCCTGCCAGAGAAGCCGTTTTACTTGATGATTTTTCGTTTTTTGCCATGGAAACCTCCTTGTGAAACTGCGAAATTGCAGCACGGCGGATATTTGGCCGCAGACGGGTTTTTCAATGGCAGGCGACGGAGGAAAGATTGGATGAGCGAACGGGATGATGGTGCATTTGCCGTGCCTTTCGGGCAGATGGATGAGGCGGAAATTATAGCCCATTTCGAACGCTACGGATTCACGGACGAGCTGGGGCATGCGCTTGAGTTGTGCGCCGATTTTTTGGATTTGGTGGAGCTGGCCGCCAGGCGCGGCGGTGTGAAGGAGGATTGAGATGGAAGAGCGGTTTTTGAAGCTGAAAAAGAAAGAGCGCAAGCGTTTGGAGAAGCTGGCGTGGAAGAAGGCGCGCCAAAGCAAGGCCGCGCCGTTTGATGTGGTTTTGTCGCTGATGGATACGCTGACTGTGATTAGGTGCACCGATCGGAAGTGATGACCGCTTTGATGTCTTCTTCTGACAGTGTGGAAATTTTTTCCGAGGCCGCAAGTGCGGCAGCCAGCGTGTCAATGAAACCTGCAAGGTCTTTGGCCTTATCTTGCAGTTGGTTGGCATTTAGTTTCAATTCTCCTTTTTTTATCAGCTCGTTGGTAAAAAATAATGCAAGAACGGTTGCTTTTTTCATTTCGGATTCTCCGTGGAGATGGTTGGTGGAACTTCCATTCTACACGGAAAAGACAAAGCGGACAGACGCTTGACAGGCCGGAGAGACGGCCAAAAAAAGCCCCGCGTTCGGGCGCGGGGTGGTGGAAGTTTGATTTAAAAAAGAGGTTTGATTATGGACGATAAACAGAGCCAATGCAAGCGGATTGTCGAGTACATCCGCGAAAAGGGCTGTATCACGTCGCTTGAGGCTTATCAAAAGCTGAAGGTAACGCAGCTTGCGGCACGAATCACGGACTTGGAAAGCGCGGGCTTTGTGTTTACCAAGCCGCGTTTGAAGGTGGACGGTTGCAGGCAGCCGGTTACGCATTACTCGATTGTTGAAAACGGGGTGGAAGTATGAGCGCAAGACTGATGGGAATGGCGGAAAAGGACAGAAAATGAAATACATTCCAAATTCGTTTCAGATAGCCAACGCAGTAGTGGACGATTTCCTCTGCCGGATGAGCGGCAGCGCGTGGAAATGCTACGGCATCATCGTGCGCAAAACGACCGGCTGGCAAAAAGAGATGGACTACATCCCCGTTGCCCAGTTCAAAACGCTGGCCGGTATCAAAAAAGATGAAACCGTTACCGATGCGCTGAAAGAGTTGGAGGAATTGGGCTTAATTATCTCCATCAAACGGCAAGGCCAAGTAACCGGCTACCGTCTGAATATGCCCGCCCCACCCCCTGAAAACGGGGGTACTACCACCCCCGAAAATGGGGTACACCCGAAAAACGTGGCTACCCCCGAAAATGGGGACTACCCACCCCCTGAAAACGGGGGTACTACCACCCCCGAAAATGGGGGGTCTTCAAAACACACTACAAAACACACTAATACAAAACACAATATACACGCATCCGCCGCAGCGGACGCGCCTGCTCCTGCCGGCCATGCAGAAACGGGGAGACGTGCGGGGGCGGCAAAACCGAAACCCGCCAAACCGACCAGGCACGAAACCGAACTTGCGCTGCTTGCGACCCACGGCATCACGGGGCAGGAGGCGGAGGACTTTTTGCAAATCCGCAAGGCGAAACGGCAGCCGCTGACGGAAACGGCAATGCGCCTGATTGCAGGGGAGGCGGAAAAATGCGGGATGACCGCACGGGATGCGGTGTTGTACGCCATCGGCAACGGCTGGGGCAGTTTCCGTGCCGAATGGCTGCAAAACAAAACCTTCGGCGGTGCCGCGCAAGCTGCAAAGCCAAACCGCATCAACGACATTCCCGCGCCGATGAAGGGCGGGGCTTACTTGGCAAAGGATGTGCTCTGACATGGCGACAGTTGGCGAAATTTTGAAAGGCAGTCATTGGTTTACGCCGATTTCCGAAACGGAAAAGCGTTGTGAAAAACATGGGATTGATTACACCGAGCAGGTTTTCAAGCATTTTGTCCGGGGTTGTCCCAAATGCCGCGAGGAGGAAGAGGCGGAACGCGAAAGGCAGGCCGAAGCGGAACGTGAGGCCGAGCGGCGGAAATGGGTGAATGCGCAGATTGAACGCCGTATCGGTGCTTCGAAAATCCCGCCCCGTTTCATCGGCAAGACGGTGAAGGGCTACGAGGTTTCGGAAGGTAACGAGGGGCAGCGGTATGTGGCCGACCGCATCAAGGCGTATGCGATTGAGTTCAACGACGGCAAACATTCCGGCCGGTGTTTGGCTTTGCTGGGCAATGCGGGGACGGGCAAGACGCATTTGGCCTGTGCAATTGGCAATCATCTGCTGAAAAACTTGGGCAAGACGGCAAGGTTTACGACGGTTTCGGAGCTGAACCGCATTGTCCGCGAGGCCAAGAGTTTTTCCAGCGACGCTACGGAATCGCAGGTTATCGCGGATTTCGCCGGTTACGACTTGCTGATTATCGACGAAGTGGGGGTGCAGACGGGCACGGACGCGGAAAGCAAGGCTCTGTTCGATGTGTTCAACGAGCGGTATCAGAACCTGAAGCCGACGGTTTTGATTTCAAACTTGGATGCGGCAGGCTTTGTGCAGGCTGTCGGCAGGCGTATTGCTGACCGTGTGAAGGAGGACGGCGGCGAGATTTTGAGCTTCGACTGGGAGAGTCATCGTGCGTGAAACCTGCCTGCACTGCGCCCATGCCGACTTTGAAGCCACGAAAGGTTCTGAAATGCAAGGGTTTGCAAAGTGTTTGAAGGCGCGGAATTTTATCGAGCGGGCGATGTATCACCCGCGTTCGGACAGGTGCGACAAGGGTAAATTTGAGAAGGCGGTAAAACGTGATGGATGGGATGGAAATGACTAACGGAAAGGCCGGGGTTTCTGCGGGGGGTGGGAGGTGTGAAATGCCCGAATACATCCCCAGAGGCGGCCTGTGCATGAACTGCGCAAACTTCCGCCGCGATTGCAGCCGATTGGATTTTACCAAGATGCACGTCATCAAGATTTATTCTGACGGCGTAAAGGCTGTGAAATGTACCGAATACCACAAAGGGAAACAACATGGAATCCATTGATGAATTTTTGAAACGCTACGAGCAGCGCAGATGGTTGTACGCCCTAACTGCTCCGCTGCTTGTGCCGCTTATGTTTGTGCTGCTGTTTGTAATGTTTGCTTTAGTTGGTGCGTGGCTATTTGTAATTTCATGTTGGTACGAAAACAAGGAAAGCATCATGTTATATCCATTACGCTACTGGGCGATTTTGCGCGGGAGGAGGCAAGATGGCTAAGCGTAAATGCAAAGTATGCGGCACGGTGTTTGAAAAGCAGAGGCCGTTGCAGTTTGTTTGTTCCCCGGCCTGCGGCGTGAGGTATCAGCGCGATCAGAAGCGTAAGGCGGCCGTTAAGGCGGAGCAGGCAGCCAAGCGCAGGGAGCGGGCGAAGACGGCGGCGATGCGGCACAAGTTAGAAACGATACCGGAACTAACGAAAAAGGCGCAGGCGGCGTTTAACCGTTACATCAGGTTGAGGGATAGGGGCAAGCCTTGCATCAGTTGCGGCAAGCCGTTGGGCGGCGAGCCGAACAGCTACGACGCCGGGCATTACCGCAGTGTGGGCAGTTCGCCGCATTTGCGTTTTGACGAGGGTAATGTGCACGGACAGTGCAAACACTGCAATTGCCATTTGTCGGGCAATGTGGTGGCGTATCGCCAAGGTTTGATTGGGCGTATCGGGCTGGCCGAAGTGGAGCGCATCGAAGCCGATCAGTCGGAAAAGCATTACGGTAAGCAGGATTTGCGCGAACTGGCGGCGGAATACCGCAGGAAGGCGAGGGAGGTTGAATGATGCAATCCGTAACCTATCGCCTGCAAATCCAAAATATGCGCCCGTTGATGACAACCATCTGGAACAACCTGCAAGGCTGGCTGCAAGAAAACCCTGATTTGGAAATCAGCATCCGACCGTACAAATCGAAGCGTAGTACCGAGCAGAACCGCCGCCTGTGGAAGATTTATCAGACTTTGGCCGAGCAGGCATGGGTATCCGGCAAACGGTTCAGTCAGGATGCGTGGCATGAATACTGCAAACGCCAATTCATCGGCAGCGAAGAGTTGCCGGACGGTTCGCAAATCGGCATTTCGACCACAACCCTTAATACCGGCGAGATGACCGATTATCAAAACCGCATCCAAGCATGGGCGGCGCAGGAATTTGGCATTATTTGGGAATTTTGAGGAGGGTTAAATGGAGTATGTGAGTGAGTTGGGCCGTAAGTTCGGCGAGGAGCATCATGCGGCCAAGTTGTCGGATGTGGATGTGGAGCGTGTGCGTGCGTTGAGTGAGCATGGTGTGCCTTATCGTGTGATTGGGGTGGTGTACGGGATGAGTGAGGACGGGGTGGCGAAGATTTGCCGGTATGAGCGTCGTAATGTGGTGGTGGCGAAGTGGAAGAAAGGGGGCGGGGCGTGATGGGCGGAAGGGGCCTTTTGCCTAGGCAGCAGCGGTTTGTTGAGGAGTATTTGGTTGATTTGAATGCGACGAGGGCGGCGGTTGCGGCGGGATACAGTGAGAAGTGGGCGGGTGTGAATGCGGATAAATTACTAAAAAATACTAATGTGGCGAAAGCTGTGCAGGAGGGGATGGCGGCGCGTTCAGCACGGACGGAGGTAACGCAGGATTGGGTGTTGCGGCGTTATGCGATGATTGCGGGGGTGGATAAGCGGCAGTTTTTTTATGACGACGGGTCGCTGAAGCCTGTGTCGGAGTGGACGGAGGAGATGGCGGCGGCGGTCGGGTCGTTTGATGCGGTGGAGTCGGGCGGCGGTGAGGGTGTGCCTGTGGTGTTGAAGCGGTTGCGGTTTTTGGACGGGAAGGCTGCTTTGGACAGTATGGCGCGGCATCTTGGGATGTTTAAGGATAAGGTCGAGGTGTCTGTGGATGAGTCGTTGGCGGAGCGGTTGGAGCGTGCGAGGAGTCGGTTGAATGACGGTTGATGTGGTGGAGATGGCGGCGGCTTGCCGGTATGACCCTTTGCTTTGGTCGTCGGTTGCTTATGATTGGGGTTATGGGGAGTTGGCGGGTTATGACGCGCCGCGCGAGTGGCAGCGGCGGGTGATGGCGGATATTAAAAATCATTTGGAAAATCCTGATACGCGGTTTATGCCGTTGATGATTGCGGTGGCGAGCGGGCACGGTATCGGTAAGTCGGCGCAAATCGGGATGTTGGTCAATTGGGCTTTGTCTACATGCGGGGATACTAAGGTCGTTATTACGAGTAATACGGAGACGCAGTTGAGGACTAAGACTGCGCCCGAGGTGTCTAAGTGGCAGCGGTTGAGTATCACGGCGGATTGGTTTTCGGATGCGGTGATGAGTATTTCGGCCAGAGATGAGGGGCATGCGAAGACGTGGCGAGCGGATTTTGTGCCGTGGTCGGAGCATAACACTGAGGCGTTTGCCGGTCTGCACAATAAGGGGCGGCGGATTGTGCTGGTGTTTGATGAGGCGTCGGCGATTGCGGACAGGGTGTGGGAGGTGGCGGAGGGTGCGCTGACGGATGAGGGGACGGAGATTATTTGGCTGGCGTTCGGTAATCCGACGAGGAATATCGGGCGTTTCCGCGAGTGTTTCCGCCGGTATAGGCATCGGTGGATAACTTACCAAATCGACAGCCGCACGGTGGAGGGGACGAATAAGGCGCAGATGCAGAAGTGGGCGGAGGACTACGGCGAGGAGTCGGATTTTTTTAAGGTGCGTGTGCGGGGGATGTTTCCGTCTGTGTCGGCGCGTCAGTTTATTTCGGAGGAGGATGTTTCTGTGGCTTTCGGGCGGGATGTGCCGGAGTCTCAGTATGGGTTTGCGCCTAAGGTTTTGACGGTTGACCCTGCGTGGGAGGGGGATGACGAGTTTGTGATCGGTCTGCGGCAGGGTTTGGTGTTCCGTGTGTTGAAGACGGTGGCGAAAAACGATAATGATTTAGTGGCCGCACGTTGGGTGGCGGACTTGGAGGATGAGCATCAGGCGGATGCGGTGTTTATTGACGGCGGCTTCGGGACGGGGATTAAGTCGGCCGGCGAGGGGATGGGGCGTGATTGGCAGTTGGTGTGGTTTGCCGCCAAGTCTGATGATGCGGGGTGTTTCAATAAGCGGGCGGAGATGTGGAAGGCGGCGCGAGATTGGCTGAAGGCAGGCGGGGCGATTCCGCCCGACCCGGTGTTGCGTGATGAGTTGCAGGCTCCTGAGTTGGTGTCGCGGGCGGATGGCAAAATCCAAATCGAGGCGAAGAAGGATATGAAGGCGCGGGGTGTGCCTAGTCCGAATAGGGCGGATGCGTTGGTTTTGTCGTTCGCGTTTCCTGTGCGTAAGCGGGGGGCGGGGCATGGGGCGTCGGCGGCGGCGTCGGCGCGGCGGGATTTTGTGCCGTTATGACACCCGTTATGGGGGTTTGTTGTGTCAAGCTGCGTGTGTTGGAGGGTGGTGTGATGTTGGAGTATAGGGCTTTGCGGGTTTCGGAGTGGTTCGGTCTGGCGTGTGATTTGGCAGAGGCGCACCGGTTGGAGACGGAGCGCGATTTTTCGGCAGGGCGGGCGGGTTTGGATTTGGCCGCTTATCGTGTGGTGGTGGAGGCGG